GCTCGTATCGATTTTTTGAAAAAAGCAAGTAAAAAATAAAATTATTTTTAAAAATATAAATTTTACTTGACATTATAAAAAATATTATGTAAATTTATAAAAAATTGATATTGAGATTCAATCTCATTAACTTATTGAGATTGATACTGAGATTCATTCTCAATAAGCTATTGTTATTGAGACTCATTCTCATTAAGCTAAGTAGTAATGATTACTATTTATTTTTTTTTGATTCATATTTAATTTTTTGGATTCATTTAATTTGCTTTTAAATTTGCGTTTTAAGAGCGTTTTATTTGTTAGGCTGGGTTAGGTATGCCTAAACCAAAAAAAGCTCTAATTTAAGCCATTTAGAGCGTGTTTTTTTACTAACTAGATACAAAAAAGCCCCTATTTTACAAGGGGCTTCATTGACTAACTAAACAAACAAATTTAATGAAAAACTAAACCAACTTTTTTAGTATCATTAAACCACTTGGTACTATACAAATCATATTCGGAGGCGTTTTTATATCCAGCCTTTTTTAAGTCTTCTAATGACTTAAATATTTTTGTATGTCTATCTGTTTTTTTATCTATTAAATGTGACTGCTTGCCTGAATCAGAGAAAATAAAATCATAATTACTAGGAATAGACTTTAATTTCTTAATCATGTTTACGTTATTTGTATATGAGTAAAATTTAATATCAGGCATTTTTTTAGCAATCTCAAACCATTTTAAAAGATATTCTTTAGAGTAGTAATCGCCTGAATCATGAACCCGCACAAATTCCGCCTTTTTTTTCTTTATGTCTTTTATCATATCATTAATAAAAGAATCTTTTTTGGTAGCCTCAAATTTTAATTCCGCCCATTTACTAGACAACTTATAAAAACCCTTTTGAGCATAGCAAAATTTGACGCATTCACCAGCAAGCGGGCAAGTAATCTCACCAGTTTTACTTTTATATGCTGGTATTGAAAAATTAAATACATTTACTCCAAAATGTTTAGAAGTCTTTTTTATTTTTGAGTTTTGAGTTAATAAGTTCATGTTGTTTAGTTCCTTTTTTTATTTTAATTAATTATTTTGATAAATGAATATTTAAATTTTTTATCTTTTTAAAATTCAATTTACCTTTTTTAGTTTTCTTTAATTGATACACTTCTATTAAATACCTATGTTTACTACTAATTTTATTGTCACTATAGACATTTATAATATCTTTTAACATATTTTTTAAAGTGTAATTTTTAGATATACTATTATTCCTGTATATAAACTCTGTATGCATAGGAATTATTTTTTGCGTACTTGAACAAATAACACTATCCTGAAACATTTTAAAAGCATAAGCCTGTATTTTATTATTTAAATAATCTTCTTTTAAAGGTCTACTTTTATATTGACCCCTCAAAAATTTACATCTTTTTTTAATCTCTTTTTTTGTTAACATTTTAAACCCTTTTATTTAAATTGATTAATTAGTAAGTAAATTACCGCACCCCAAATTGAAAAGCTAGTAATTAATGTTAGTACTTGTAAAATTAGGTCAATCCCAAAAAAAGAACCGCCTAAATACAAACCTGTAATAATTCCTAAGAATACAGATAAATGATTCATTATTTAACCTCAAAAAATCTAATGTTATTTAAAGGCTTAATTTTAAGTTCTAATATTCCATCATCTCCAGTAATCCAAGCTTCAAAACAATCATTGTAAGTCATAATATCAATTTCGCATTTATTCCATAAATCTAAATTTATTAATTTTTCTCTCAATCCTAAAAATTCAAAATTTTTAATATTGTGTTGAAAGTCATTAATAACACCCTCAAAAAATTCTTTTAATTTAGATTCTAAAAACCAGTCTAAATCCTGATTGAAATCAATTAAAGAGTCTTCATTGACCTCAATATTTAAACCGCCTATAGTTTCGTTATTTCTAATTATTAAAAACTTCATATTATTTATTCCTTTTATTTTCATTTATTATATCATCTATAATTACATATAGCATTACAATTATTATAGTATTAAATGCAATCATTTTTTTAAATCAAAAATATCTTTCCTATCAATCCAGATTTGATGCACAAAAGCACCAAAGCCCATACTAAGAATAGTGACTATTAATTCATAAATCATTAATTGATTTTGTGTAAGTGTTATTGCTTCCATTTTATTTATTCCTTTTGTTTAGTTAATTGTTGTTAAATATTATGAACTATTTTTGATAGTGTCAAGTTTTATTTTATTATTTTATATCCGTTTTGATTATAGTAATAATCTTCTATTCCTTTTTCCATATATTCAATACAATTATTTAAATATTCTTTCAATTCTTTTTTTGTATGAAAATTAAAAGGTTCATTGCTTATATCTAAAAAATTGTAAAATGCGTCTTTTTTTGTTCCGTCTGCATAAGTTGTTTCAGGTATCAATGTTTTATAGGTTAAATTTAAACTATAATTACATTTTACATATCTTCCTCTATATTCTGCCTTTGGTGAATCATATGCACTAAAACCCCTAAAATTTTCAATTTTCCATCTTAAAATTTTTGTTGCTTTTTCCTCTGAATTAATAGGCATAAATTCAACTTTAAATGGCTTTGAATAGCTTAGCCATTCATATTTTTTATCTTTAGTAAATTTCATATTTAAACCTTTTTTTAATTAATTGTTGCTAAAGATTACAAGTAATTTATTTAAGTGTCAAGTTTTTTTTAAATTAGTTCCACCTGAATCCGATAAAAGGTATTTTAAAAAACAACATATATATGACAAAGTCAAGAACTATTTTAATTATTTGTAAATTATTTGGGTCTAGTCTCAATAAGAAAATATTTTTAATTGCATTTATCGAGAGTAAATCGCCTAAATCAAGAGAAAACGACCTAAGGCATACCTACATAGCATTAGTTAACTATCTAAGCATATAGGCTATAATATGAGCGTTAAAACAATATACCAATTTACTAAGGGGCTTATTGAGTCTCAATCTCATTAAGGCATAAATATTTTACTTGCATCTTAAATTATTTGGATGTAGTACAACAGATTTATTTAAATGTCAAGAACTTTATTTGTTAATTAAAAAACTTTGTTTGTATACGCCCACCCCATACATAAAGTCAAGCAAAAAAGTTATTTATTTTTATTTTACTTGACTCTTTTAAATAGTCTTCGTAGATTCCAGCACCCGAGCCTTATTGCGACTGAGTCTCATTATCACCCCTAGGGGCGTATGAGCGTTATGAGCGTTTTGTTAATCGCCTTTCCTCATCAAAATGCCAAATGAATGTCTTAAAAAAAATTTGAAAAGAAAGTCTTTTATTGCCCCACTAAAGTCTATTAAATTAACTAGAAAGTTTTGGAGATAGTTTATGAGTGTTAATTTGCCTACCCATTGGAAACCTTCTAAGGTTAGGGCTATAGAATTACTAGTAAATGAGCCTAATGCTCGTATTAAGGATGTTGCAGAGGAATCAGGCGTTTCTTCTGTTACTATACATAAATGGTTAAAAGACCCTGAGTTTGTAGAAGTATTTTATCAGAAGTATATGATATCATTTGGTTCTAGGTTGCCCTCTGTATTGAATAGTATGATTCGTGAAGCGGAGGCAGGCAATGTTCAGGCTGGCAGGCTGGTTTTGGAGCATTCAGGCAAGTTAATTAAGCGTGTGGAGGTAGCCAATCATCAGAGTCCATTTGAAAAGTTCCTTAATGCTGAAGTTACTGGAGAGGTAGAAATAGAGCCTGACGATGCTGAGTATGTGGATATTGAGCCACAAATAGAGGTTCTGCCTAGAAAGCCACAACCAGTTATAGATTCTATAAAAGTACGACATCAATCAAAACAAGATAAGCGTAAACTAGCTAAAGAATGGCGAGAAAGAGCTATAGCGGTGGGTGTTCCTATACTTCCAAAAGGTCGTAAAACCCCTGCTCAAAAAGAGGCTTGGCAAAAACTGGTTATTAAAAAAGAAAATCAATTTAAGTAATCTAAATCTTCTTTTTTAATTATTCTTTGTGTTTCATATGAGCTACATTCAGGACATTGGTCTTCTGCATCGATGTTCCTTGTAAGTGTTTTCCAAGACCATCTACAGGCTTTACAATACCAAACTGATACAACGTAGCCTTTCATTAATTTTTTTCCCAGTTACTTTGCTCTGCTGATGCCATAGCTAATTCTTCCATTAATTCTTCATTTGTTGGAATCCTAACACCATCAGTCATCTTACTGGATGTTTGAATAAGTGATGCCAATAGCTGATTATTAGCTAATTCTATCTCAGATAAGTCTGCTAATCTATTATCTAAATCTTTTATTAACGCTTCTAAAGTCATTAGGTACGCTAATAAGTCTTCTATCTGACCCATACTAACTTTCCTTATATTTGTTAGTATAAACTAGTTAGAATTATGTTTGTAATACAAACTTTCTTTTTACAGATAGTGCTTCTTTTGTCTTTTTTCTAAAATCTGCGTTAATTTTATTGCGAGTTTTATTATCAGTTGATATAAATGGTCTAGCTTGAGTGGTTGGTACTTTCCCATCATTATGCCATTTACCATATTGCAGGATTTCCATTGTATTTTGATTAGCTTTTATGCTATTATACATTCTACCACTAGCTTTTAGCGGTGGGGTTTCAGGGTATCCTTTAATTCTTCTCCACGCTTTCGTACTTCTTTTGATTTCAGGTAAGCCTTTATCAATGTTCTGTTTAGAGCCCATCTCTGTTCCTTGAGCGTATTCATTTAAGTACTCCTTAATGATTTTGGGCATTGCTTTACCCATTTTACCAAAACTATAATTAACCTCTATCCTGAGTTTCATTTGGAGTCTCCTGTATTCCATTAACTAATTTGTTATCATCAATAATAGCTTGTGCTTGCTGTAAAGAAAGGTCTTTATTGTCTCTAATCATTATTTTTGCATGAGTAGTTAGATTATTTTGCAGGTCGAATTGGTCTTTCATTATTTGGTCTTGTATAGTTTTTGGATATTCTACCTCTTGAAAGTCGATTCCAAACTCTTCAGGTAATGAAATTCCATTATATTCTGCAATTACACGCTCTACATCATACCATTCTTTTTCATACATTCTCCAAAGTGCAATATCATCAAAATAATCTTCTTTTCTATCTAAATCCTTAATCATTAAAGAAATACCACTAGGAACTTCTCCACCTGACTCTGCAAATTGTATAAATAAATGATTATTTAATGCAACAAGTTCCATTTGAAATTTAATATTTTCTATGGCTTCCATAATATTACCTTGTGGACTTGTAATATTGTAAACACCTTCTTCACCCATATCAAGAATAGTATCAGAACCAGTTCTAAGTAATGTTTGGTCTGCATTTAGCCCAGCAACCCATGGTTGTCCAAACATATTAAACCTCATACCAAGATTCATCTCAGTAAGTGCAATATTTACCTGTTCATTGCAGTTTATAATATCAGATGCACCCTCTACAAAGAAAGAGTCTATTTGGTCTTCTCTATGAGTAAAAACAAAAGGAATAATGCCATATGGATTGACTTCTTGCATAATGAGGTCACCTTCTTCATTCATTACTCCATATTTTTCAGCATCCCAGTATTCCCATTGTAAATTGTCTGTATTTGATAAATCAGATGAGTTATTCAACAAAGGATAGACTATAGCACTAGGTTTAAATGGATTTTCATCAAAATATGCCTCAAAGTAATAAATTGGTCTATAATCAAATATACCATCCATCCAATATATCCTATTAGCAACAGTACCTAGAAGTCTAGTCATTCTTTCAGAATGTTTCATGCGTACATCTTTTGTAGGGGTTAATTCAGCATATCTCTCACTATCTACATTTCTTTTTGCACCTAGAGTGTATATTCTACTAATTTTATTTATAAATTTTCTTGTAAAATTAGTTACTGTAGGTGGTATCTCATTAAATGCATCAGCTTTAAAATAATGTGATATATATTCTTCTGTAGAAGTACCTGAATAGTAATCTAAATGTTTTCTTATTTCATTTCTTCTAGCATGAGACATCATTAATTTTGTTTCTGATAACTTATCCTTTATTATCTTTTCTATCATCTTTTTATCCTTTTCATCTCTTTATTCTTAATTGGGAATCTATTAATTATAAAATACCTAAAAGCATCGTTTCCATGGTCATGGTAACCATCTTTTAGTGGTTCTTCTCTAATTGGTTTACCATCCTGACTTTCAGGATATCTGTACTCTTCAAAATCTTCTATTACTTCTTTACAATTTTTATGAACATGGACTCTTCTAGTACCATCTGCACTTTCAAAAAATCCTCTAGTATGAGAGACACTATTAATTATATTTCTACTCATTCTATCTCGTGTATATAAAACTCTTATACCACTTCGTCTAAATATTTCCATATCACCAGCACCTGTTTGCCCCTGAACATTAGCTCCAGCAGGGTCACCATAATATGAAAGAACTGGATACCCTTTAACTTTAATCATTTTAATTAGGTCTTCTGTTTTAATGTTTTGTTTGTGCAGTATAGAGTCAAATATTCTAATATGCTCAGTTGTTCCATCAAATTGTGTTTGTATAAATAAAACCGCTGGTTGTCTATATCCAAAATCTATTGCACAATATGTAGGTAAATTAGGGTCGTATGGAAAATCTCCAACATCTAACTCACGATTAAAATCCCAAACCTTACCCTCAAATACAGAAAATTCTGCACCAAACTCCTGACCAAATAATTCTTTAGACATATTTCTTTTACGTTCAAGAATAGCTGGGTCATCTATTCCTAGTGGAAACTCATGTTGATTTCTCCAAGAAGGAGAAGAGTAACTATTCCACTCATCATCTGTTTTACCTAACTTATACAAATCATATATCCAGTTTCTACCTTCAGGTGTTGTAATAAAGATTACCTTACCTTTCCTACCAGCTACAGTTGGAGAAAGATACATATCCCATATCTTCTTGTTCATTTTTGCTACCTCGTCAATTACGAGTAGGTCAAGTCCTTCTCCCACCAATGAATCCGCATTGTCTGCTGACATTCCTTCAACAGTAGTTCCCCACTTAAAACGAATGTACATATCTTTTTCAGATGCTTTATCAACATCTTCTCCATGTCCTATAACCATTCTTTGCCAAATCTCACGAAATATAAGCCTAGCTTTTCTATAAGACATTCCAACAACCCATATTCTTTTATTAGGTTGTGATGCTACATAAGTAGCCTCCATTGCACTAGCCCAAGTCTTTCCAAATCTTCTTCCACATACAATTACATGGAATCTAGCATCTTTTTTTTCGGGGTAATGTAAAGCTAATTGTCCATCATGCGGTTTATAATTAAGATATTTAAACCACTTTTTCTTAAATTCGTAATTTTTTTCTTGCATTAGAATAGTGTTTTAAGTTAGTTTATCATGTATATCTTATGCAAGGAAATTTTGCATAAATTAATAACTCACTTAAGAGGTAAAAATGTCAGAAGAAACAACCATCGAGCCAGATGTAAAACAGGAAGCCGACACACAAGTCGAAAACAATGTACCGATTTCAAGATTAAACGAAGTTATTAACGAAAGAAATAGCCTTCGTGAAGCACTTGAGTCATTTAAAAGTAAAGAGGAAGAAGAACGCAGGGCAAAACTTCGTGAAGAAGAAAAGTGGCAAGAACTGAATGCAGACCTTGCTGGTGAAATTGAATCCTATAAACCTTATAAGGAAAGATGGGAAGCAATGGATGCAAGACTTCGTGAAGGTGCTTTAGCTCAACTTCCTGAAAGTAAAAGAGAAAAATTTGCTAATGTTGAAACCGAAACTCTTTTAAGTATCGTTGAGGAATTTACTGAAGTAGAAAAAGTAAATCCACCTGATAGCAAAGGAACAGTTCCTACAAAACAAGTAGGTGATTGGACTGAGATGTCAGGAGATGAGCGAAGAAGAAATTGGGGAACAATATTAGAGTCATATATGAAAAGGTAAATATAAATGGCTAAACATTATCAAGGTAGTCCAGTTACTACAACAACAGACCAGCATTTTATACCTGAAATTTGGGCTGATGGCATCTATAAATTCTTTGAAAGAAAAACTGTCTTTCGTGGATTAGTTGATGACTATTCTGCTCTTATCTCAGGAAAAGGTTATGGAGATGTAATTCACATTCCTGAAATGAGCTTAATAAGTGCTAGTGATAAATCTGCTGGTTCAGATGTATCTTATGATGCTACTGCAACTACAGAAACTCAGTTAACAATTAATAAACACAAATACGTTGCAAAATTATTTGAAGATGTGGCTATGATTCAGTCAGAAGCTGATTTAGTAGAAAAGTATTCAAGAATGATGGGTGAATCTCTTGCTCGTCAAGTTGATGCTGATATTTGGAGTGAGTTAGATGGTTTAAACCAATCTCAAGCTCTTTCTGCTGATGACACATTAACTGCTAGTGTATTTGAAAGTGTACTTGCTACACTAGGTGAGAACGATATTCCTTACATGGATGGTGAGTGTGCAATGGTTGTTAACCCAACTCTATTTGCAGATATACTTAACCCATCTGCTGGTATTGCTCAATACTTTATCAGAAATGATGCAGTCGGTGAAGGTAATCGTGGTTTAAGGTCAGGTTTAGTTGGTTCACTATACGGAATTGATGTTTATATGTCAAACACAGTTTCTACTGGTGGTACTAATACTACAATTCCTGGGGCTGTATTTCACAAGTCTGCTTGTGTAATAGCAGTTCAAAACGATGTCAGGGTACAGTCTGAGTATTCAATCGATGCTCTTGGTACTAAAGTTGTTAGTGATTTACTTTACGGAGTAAAACTCATTGATGATTCTGATAACATCAAAGGTGTTAAGTTTACAAACGTATCTTAATCAGTAATAGTTGGGGGTATGGTTTTCATGCCCCCAATAACTAGGAGATAATATGCAATATTGGTATTCAGAAAAATTAGCAAAATTAGAAAGACTTGAGGATGAAGTCTTTAATAAACATCCTGAAAAATTAGAATTGCTTGAACAAGCAGGATTCATAAGGGTAAAGGGAGAAGATGACCTATCTCCGTTTAAAAAGGTCAAAAAGAAAAAGAAAAAATAATTAGACTACAAGTCTCGTTCACGCTTGTGTCATAGCTTAGAGAGGGAGAAAAATGGCAGATACTCACATATATTCAGTACAGGAAGCACTAAATACTACAGTCGGGGGAGAATGGACTGTAGCATCAGCAGGAACAGCAGGTTCTAGTGCTGATGTAGCAAACACATCACATCAACTGCTAAAAGCATCTACAGGTTCTGTAGGTATTTATAGTGCAGTAGAGATTTATTTTAACTTTGCATCTAGCGAAACAGATGTAAATGCATCAAATGATTTATTAATTCCAAAGAACACACTCACATTTATTACAGTTCCAAGAGGTTTAGGATTAACAATCTATTTCAATTACAACTCAACCTCAACAACAACTGGAGCGGTTAGGATAGTAGAATGCTAAAATCAATGATAAGTAATGTAAGTGCTGGTTTAGCTAGTGGCGGTACAGTTGATGGTGATTTAACTATTACTGGAGATTTTAAAGTTGAGGGTGGTGGTAGTTTTGCTTATGATGAGATAGTTGAAGGCTCATTAAATGTAGAGACTATTACAATATCAAGTAGCGGTTATCAAGGAACAATAGCTAATTTAGGTAATTTTGGTGGTGGCACATTTTTTATAAAAAATCTTGGTTCTAATCACGATATAAGGTTTCAAGTTAATACTGGTGGCTCAACTGGAACTGCTTTAGCTATTGATGGTTTGACAAGAAACATTGGTATCGGTACGGAGTCTCCAGCATATCCTTTAGACATTTCTAATAGTGGTGGTGCTAGTATAAGACTTGCAAGACCAAGCCATGCAACTACAATAATAGAGTCAAGCAGTTTAGGTGGTTTAATAAATGTAGAAACAAATCATGCTTTTAGATTGTTTACTAATAATACTGAAAGAATGAGAGTTACAGAGGCTGGACTGATTGGCATTGGTACATCCTCGCCTAGTGAAAAGCTCACAATTAGTAGCGGTAGTATAAACATAGATGCTGGATATTTTGTAAAATTTGGAACAAATAATTCAAGAATTGGCACTGGTGGAAGTAATTTAGTTCTTCAAACTGGTGCTCTTAGTAGGTTAATTCTTGATGACAACTCTCGCATTAGTCTATCTAATAATGATAGTGGTACATATAATACAACATTTGGTTATTTAGCTGGTAACTCTATTGGTGCTGGTAATTCTCATAATGTTGCTATTGGGCATGAGGCTTTTAGATTTTACTCTCATTCAAGTGCTGACCTTAATGTTGCGATTGGTTATCAATCTATGTATGTCGGTGGAAATGCCTCAGATAATAGTGCTAATTCAAATGTTGCAGTAGGGGCACAATCTCTAAGAATTTGCACTACTGGTTCATCAAATGTTGCTTTGGGAACATACGCTGGATATGATTTAAGTTCAGGCACACAAAATGTTTTAGTAGGTCAATCTTCAGGAGAAAATATACAAAATGGAGTGAACAATGTTTTACTTGGATATAGGTCTGGGTATAATGGAAATAGTTTTGATGGTACGATTGGCATAGGATATAGAGCATTGTATAACAATACTGTTGACTATAATGTGGCGGTTGGTTATGATGCTGGTTTTTATAATACTTCAGGTGCAGTTAATGTTTCATTAGGAGCAACAGCATTACATTTTAATCAAACTGGTGGCTATAATACTGCCATAGGAACTAATGCAATGTATGGTGCTAGTGGGAACTCGCACTCAAATAATACCGCTGTAGGATAT